CGCCCCACATCGTGAAAAACCAGATGTCATCTTGCAGCTTGAAGCCCTGCTAACTCGGTACGACCATGAAGTAGTAAAGGAGTCTGTACAAATCCGGCGCTATGTAATGAACAAGTTGCTAGAAGAGTCAGAGAACGCGCAAAAGGCCAGTGAACGTATTAAAGCCTTGGAACTTTTAGGTAAGATTGCTGAAGTAGGCATGTTCGTTGAGCGGAGTGTAGTGACCATTGAGCACAAAACCACCGTAGAGATTGAGCAGGAGCTGGAGGAAACCTTAAAACTGCTGTTCAATGAGGACACCAAGGTATACGAACCTGCCCCAACCCCGAAAACTAGTATAAAAGACATCGAGATTAACCTCTAATGGACTTGGGACCAGAAAGAATCTCGCAGATTCTGGCAAATGTGCATAAATTGCCGGGGGATAAGAAGAAAAAGACCCTTGCGCTTGTCAAAGAGCTGCAGAAACGTCAGCAACGTGGGGTCTCCCAGACAAAATTCCTTGATTTCGTTAAACAGATGTGGCCTTCGTTCATTATGGGGCGGCACCATAAGATAATGGCTGAGAAATTTGAGGCGGTGGCCCGTGGCGAGATAAAAAGGCTAGCGATTTCACTCCCACCTCGTCATACGAAATCAGAATTTGCATCGTTCCTACTACCCGCATGGTTCCTAGGCAACTACCCAGACAAAAAGATAATGCAGGCCTCGCATAAAGCAGACCTTGCGGTGAACTTCGGGCGGAAAGTACGGAACCTAGTGGACTCACAAGCCTATAAAGACACGTTCCCAGATGTGACCTTGCAAACTGACTCTAAATCAGCGGGGCGATGGGGTACCAATAAGGGGGGTGTATATAATGCACTAGGTGTGGGTGGTGGTGCAGCCGGTATGGGTGCGGATATATTCATTATCGATGACCCGCATAATGAGCAGGATATATTGAGTGGGAATACAGACGTGTTCGATACGGCATGGGAATGGTACATGTCAGGTCCACGGCAACGGCTACAACCGGGTGGTGGGATAATCGTGGTGCACACCAGATGGTCAAAGAAAGACCTCATCGGTAGGTTGCTAGACTACGCAGCTAAAAACCCAGACGCAGACCAGTGGGAGTACATCGAGTTTCCGGCAATTATGAACGAGGGGACGGATAACGAGTCGTCATTATGGCCTGAGTACTGGCCCCTGAAAGAACTTAAGAAAATCCAGAGCACCATCGCGCCGCATCTATGGAATGCGCAGTACATGCAGAACCCCACAGGGCAAGAGGGTGCCCTGATAAAGAAAGAGTGGTGGAAGATATGGGAGAAGGAACGTGCTCCGTCCTGTGAGTTTATTATCATGTCACTCGATGCTGCTCAAGAATCACACAACCGCTCGGACTATAACGCGCTCACTACATGGGGGGTGTTTTTTAACGAGGAGACGGACAACTACAACATCATATTACTTAACGCGATAAAAAAACGCATGGAGTTTCCAGAACTTAAGAAGATGGTGTTGGAAGAGTACAAAGAATGGGAGCCTGACTCATTCATGGTGGAGAAAAAGTCAAACGGGGCGGCACTTTATCAAGAGTTAAGGCGTATGGGAGTACCGGCAGGGGAGTTTACACCGGGCAAAGGACAAGATAAGATTAGTCGTGTAAATGCAGTGACGGATTTATTTAGTTCTGGTATTGTATGGGCACCAGATAAACGCTGGGCACATGAGGTTATCGACGAGTGTAGTGACTTCCCTAACGGGGATAACGATGACTTAGTCGACTCTACAACTTTAGCGCTGATAAGATTCAGGCAGGGTGGGTTTATTCAATTGCCAAGCGATGAGAAAGACGAGATTAAAGATTATCGTCGGGCTAACAATTTATATAATATTTAAGGATATATGATGGCAAACAACGTAGATAAGGGCGTATACGCCGCTCCGCAAGGCATAGATGCACTAGCATCGCAAGAACCTGATATTCAGATTGAAGTTGAAGACCCGGAAAGTATGACGATAGACGCTGATGGGATGACCATTGTGCTCCAACCAGAACCGGAAGGGCCAGATGACTTCGATGCTAACTTAGCAGAGTTCATGGATGAAGGGGCGCTAGCAGAGCTATCAGGCGAGTTAATTGGTGATTATGAGTCGGATGAACAGTCACGCAAAGAGTGGTTAGATACCTATGTTGATGGTATTGAGTTACTAGGAATGAAGATAGAAGACCGGACAGAACCATGGCCCGGCGCATGTAGTGTGTTCCACCCATTATTAAGCGAAGCGCTGGTGAAATTCCAAGCGGAAACGATGATGGAGACGTTCCCAGCAGCAGGTCCAGTCAAGACGCTTATCATTGGTAAAGAAACTAAAGAGAAAGCAGAAGCAGCAGTTCGTGTTAAAGACGATATGAACTATCAATTAACTGAGGCAATGCCAGAGTATCGCCCAGAACAAGAACGCCTTCTATGGGGCCTAGGCTTAAGCGGTAACGCCTTTAAAAAGGTTTACTATGACCCAAGTATTGAACGTCAAGTAGCAGTCTACGTACCAGCAGAAGATATTGTTGTGCCGTTTGGAGTTTCATCATTACAAACCGCCGCACGTGTTACACATATCATGCGCAAAACAGAGAACGAGCTACGCAAGTTACAAGTGGCTGGGTTCTACCGTGATATTGACTTAGGTGAGCCAACGCACTCTATTGAGGAAGTAGAGAAGAAAATCGCTGAGAAGATGGGCTTCAACGCTACGATGGACGACAGGTTCAGAGTACTTGAGATGCATGTTGACTTAGACCTCCCGGGGTATGAAGATGAGGATAAAGATGGTGACCCTACAGGCATTGCACTTCCATATGTAGTGACACTAGAACGTGGTACAGGCGAGATATTAGCAGTACGTCGCAACTGGAACCCTGATGATAAGACTAAACAGAAGCGTCAGCATTTCGTGCACTACGGTTACATACCGGCTTTTGGCTTCTACTGCTTCGGGTTAGTACATCTAATTGGGGCGGCGGCTAAATCAGGGACAATGTTATTACGTCAGTTGGTTGATGCGGGTACACTATCTAACTTACCGGGTGGCTTCAAATCTAGGGGTCTCCGTATCAAAGGCGATGACACACCAATCGCTCCCGCAGAGTTCCGTGATGTAGACGTGCCTAGTGGCACTATCCGTGACAATATTCTACCACTTCCATACAAAGAACCATCACAAGTTTTGATGACGTTGATGAACCAAATCATTCAAGATGGACGTTCATTTGCTAATGCGGCTGACTTACAAGTGTCAGATATGTCCGCTAACTCTCCGGTAGGCACAACACTAGCTATCTTGGAACGTACATTGAAAGTAATGAGTGCAGTTCAAGCGCGTATCCACTTTGCGATGAAACAAGAGTTTAAGTTGTTAGCCGGCATTATTCGTGACTATACGCCAGAAGAGTATAGCTATGAGCCAGAAGAAGGTGACCGTAAAGCTAAACAAGCTGACTATGATATGGTTGAGGTTATCCCTGTATCAGACCCTAACGCAGCTACGATGAGTCAGAAAGTGGTTCAGTACCAAGCGGTCATGCAAATGGCCCAAGCTAATCCACAAATCTATGACTTACCAGAACTTAACCGTCAGATGCTTGAGGTATTAGGCATTAAGAACATTGGTAAGTTAATCCCATCAACCGATGACCAGAAACCACGTGACCCTGTTACAGAAAACATGGCAATCATTAATGGTAAACCGGTTAAAGCGTTTGAGCACCAAGACCATGAAGCGCATATTAAAGTGCACTTAGCGTTCTCACAAGACCCAAAACTTGCAGCACTTATTGGTCAAAACCCACAAGCACAGGCTATTGTAGCAGCGGGGTATGCCCATCTAAATGAGCACATTGCGTTTGAGTATAAACGTCAGATACAAGACCAACTAGGTGTAGACCTACCAGCGCAAGACCAACCGTTACCTGAAGATATTGAAGGCGATATTGCTAGATTAACCGCAACTGCGGCTGAACAGCTACTACAGAAGAGCCAATCTGAAGCGCAACAGCAGCAAGCGCAACAACAGTCACAAGACCCACTCGTTCAAATGCAACAGCAAGAACTTGCGCTTAAAGATAAAGAAGTCGGTATCAAAGACAAGAAAACTGATGCGGATATCCAACACGGGATTGACCAATTGGCAATCGAACGTGAGCGTATTGCTTCTGCAGAACGTATTGCAAAAATGAACGCTGATGATAAAAAGACTATACGTGGCGTTGAGTTAGGGTTTGATGCAGTTAGACAAGATAAAGACCTAAACGCTAAACAAACACTAGAAGGCGTAAAACTTGGTGCTCAAGCAGTAAAAGGACGGGCAGAACATGGGCATAAGCAAGACCAACTAGCACATCAGAAAGAAGTAGCAGCACAGCAACACGAAGCTAATCTGCAACAAATGGATATGTTCAATAAACAACCAAAGGAACCTAAAAAATGATTGAAGGCACGTTAGGGATTTTATGGAATCAGTTAGAAGACCAACGCAAAGAAAAAATCGAGCATTTAGCTGATGGTTCGGCTAAAGACTTCGCGCAATATCAAAACACTGTCGGTATGGTTCGGGGGCTACTTACCGCGCAGTCATTAATACAAGACCTCGCAAAAAATATGGAGATGGATGATGAGTAAAGTAAATCTGGCGCAAGCTGTAGATTTATCGGGAGTACTAAACCAACCCGAAGAACCTGAACAAGTAGTTACGCAACTACCAGAGCCAAAAGGATATCGCATTTTGTGTGCAGTCCCAGAAGCTGATGATAAGTACGAGAGTGGAATTATCAAGGATAGTTCTACAAAACGTATTGAAGAGAACGGTACCGTAGTATTGTTTGTACTTAAGCTTGGAGATATGTGCTATCAAGAGGAAGCTAAGTTCCCAACAGGCCCGTGGTGTAAAGAAGGCGACTTCGTTCTAACCCGTGCTTACGCAGGTACACGCTTTAAAATCCACGGAAGAGAGTTCAGGATGGTGAACGACGATACGATTGAAGGTGTAGTAGATGACCCACGTGGCTATAGCCGCGCATAAGGAGAAGTAAAATGGCACTAGATAATGATGAGTTTGAATTTCCTGATGAAAAGGAAGTTCATATTGTCGGTAAAGATGATGTAAAAGTCACTGCCGATAGTGATATTGAAATTGATGTAATAGACGATACCCCTGCAAAGGACCGTAATCGTGAACGTATGCCTAAAGAGATGGTTGAGGAGTTAGAGAAAGATGACCTTACTGAATACTCTGATGGCGTTAAGAAACGTATGGCACAGCTTACTAAAGTCTATCATGATGAACGTCGTGATAAAGAAGCCGCCGCCCGTGAAAAAGATGAGGCTATTCGCTTTGCACAGTCAATTGTTGATGAAAATAAACGCTTAAAAGCTTCATTAACTTCTGGTGAACAAGTTTATATAGAAGTGGCTAAGAAATCAGCCTCTACTGAGATGGACATGGCGAAGCGTGATTACCGTGAAGCCTATGATTCAGGCGATACTGATAAGATTATTGATGCACAACAACGCATGAATGAAGCACAGTATAGACTGACCCAAACAAATAATTATCAACCACAGCATAAAAGTACTTTACAAGACGATATTAATCATGTAAATATACAACCTGAACGGCCCCAAGTACCCAGACCAGATTCAAAAGCCCTGTCTTGGCAGGATAAGAATAGTTGGTTTGGACAAGATGAGGAAATGACTAGTTTAGCTCTGGGGCTGCATGAAAAACTAGTTAGAAGCGGTGTAAACCCTACCTCTGATGATTATTACACTACCATTGATAAAACAATGCGCAAACGTTTTCCTGAGAATTTTGAGGATGACTCGCTGGACGATGATGTACCCGCCCAACGCACTAGACCGTCGAACGTTGTAGCTTCGGCATCGCGTAGTACCGCGCCAAAAAAAGTACATTTGTCCAAAACTCAATTAGCCTTGGCTAAGAAGTTTGGATTAACGCCTGAACAATATGCACGTGAGACAATTAAATTGGAGAATAAAAATGGTTGATACTAGACAGAACCGTGAAGTAGGAACTCGTGATTCATTTCAGAGAGCGGAGCAATGGGCGCCGGCAGGATTATTGCCAGACTTCATTAAGCAACCGGGCTGGGCGTATCGCTGGGTTCGTACAAGTATGGCCGGTCAAGCAGATGCTATGAATGTATCCTCTAAAATGCGAGAAGGTTGGGAACCCGTTAAATTGGCAGACCATCCAGAAATGCAATTATTAACAAACCCGGACTCACGCTACAAAGATTCAGTAGAAGTGGGCGGACTTTTGTTATGCAAGACCCCGGAGGAGTTCGTTGAACAACGCGCCGCTTATTATAATAAGCAAACTCAGGCTCAAACTGATGCGGTGGACAACAGCTTCATGAAAGAGAACGATGCTCGTATGCCTTTATTTAAAGATAAACGCACGACAACCTCGTTCGGTAAAGGAACTAAATA